CCACAACAAGAGCGGCCAAGGGTGGGCCAAGCCGACGCAAGAGGATGCTATCCTAAGCATCGCAATCCGGCTTTGCAGATGGTCAAATCGGATTGCGTCCGATGTTCGCCGCGCGGAAAGTGCTGCGATTGCGCTGGAAAAGCTGCGACCCGATCTTGCTGATTTTGCGGAGACGGCGCGCAAGAATTTGGAGTCGCTGGAATGAGCGGTTTTGTAGCCATTGCTGGACAATCTTTTTCTTCGCATCAGGACTGGGTTAATCGCGCCAGTAAAGTCCTTACATGCCATCCGATGTATCGGAATACCGAACACCCCAAAAAGGTTGGATGGCAAGGATCGCATTTTACGGCGCTTTGCTTTGACCAGAAAGGCAGGCGGTGCAAGAGTGGCGAAGATATGAGGATTGCGCATGAGGAAGGCGCGTTTCCTGTGTGGTGGGTTTGGCCTGATCAAATAGCGGCATTGGTAATGGCGGAGGCACTGGAATGAGCGAGTGGCAACCGATTGAGACGGCTCCGAAGGATGTAAAGGATGCCGCAATACCAGTTTTGTTGTGGTCTCCATCAACGCACACATACCCATTGTTTGGTCGATACTGGACCCAGTTAGATCAATGGGAAGAAGATTGTGGCGCGACTGAGTGCAACCCCACCCACTGGATGCCGCTCCCCGCGCCACCGGTGCATCCATGACCCCGCTGATACTTGCCACGGCGGCGCTGCAATGCCTGCCGCAGCCGGAAATGGTAGCGCGGCTGGCGATGGAATACGGCGAGGCGCAGGTTGCGGTGATGATGGATGATCGCGGCATGGCGGTGCAGGTATTCGCCAGCGCTACGGGAACCTGGACCATCGCCACGCTTGGAGAAGACGGCATTGCCTGCATTGTGGCGGCTGGTAATCGGTTTGCGATGGTGGCGCCGGGTCAGTATAATTGACCGCCGCGATATTTCAGCTTGCGCATCACTTGCGCGCGTGGCAATGTGGTGACGTGGTTAGAGGAGATAGCCAATGTATGACGACGATGAAACGATCAACGAACTGTGGCGCCGCGCTGTGCCGTATCTGCTGTTCGGCTGCGGCATGATCGCCGGAATGGTGATCTGCGGCTCTCTGGCTTCGTGGGGGTGGGCGTGATGGACCTGACAAAAATCGACCAGCCGTTCGGGGCGCTGGACATTGAGACGAAGCTGGCGCTGCACCGTGCCCACTACGAGGGGAAGGTGATTGAGTGCTTTTACCACATTCAGGGCAAGTGGCACGTGACGAATTGCCCCCAGTGGCTTCATGATTACGTCTACCGCCTCCAACCCGAACCCATGCGCGACATCAGCCTGCCGTGGGCGGCGCTGGATGATCGGTGGCAATGGGCGGCGCGGGATGAGAGCGGAGGTGTCTGGGTTTACGACGAACGTCCTGACACTGGCACGGCCCTTTGGAAGTCAGGACGCCTTTGTCTCGAAGTCACTGGCCTTTTCGCCAACTTCGACCCAGGCAACAAGCCGTGGAACGAGAGCCTGATCCGCCGCCCGAGCATGGTTGAGGTGAAGCCATGACCGCCGCATTCGAACATGGATTCGTCACCGGGCTTGCAATCGCCGCGCTGGCCATGTGGCTCGCAGTCAAGGAAATTGAGGGGAGATGGAAATGAGCGATAAAGCTGTGACCCACCAATTCAAAGACTGCACAGTTGATCTTCGCGGCGCAGACTATGCCTGCGTTTCACGCGGCGATGAGTTCGAGATAGGCCACACCGGCGAAGGCGACCGCGTATTGATCGAGGGCGACACGCTGGATTTCACCGGCCTGCATATCCTTGGGCCTGTCGCGCTGGCCGACCGTATCAAGGCTGCGGTTGCTCTGGAATGCTACGCGATGGCGACTGAGCGGGATGCACTTAGGGCCGAAATCGCCAAGCTGACCGCCGAGCGGGACGCGGCGCTGGCGGGGGCCGTGAAGGTCAAGCCTCTGGTGTGGGAGTGTGTATCTGGATCACGCCTTATATTCGACGCCGTTGGTTTCAACTCGACTTATCGCCTATGGGTGCAATTAGACGGCTCTGCTAAGTGGCAGGCCCGCTATGCTGGTGATTGGATAGACGCGCCTAACCCGGAAGCCGCCAAAGCTGCAGCCCAAGCCGACTACGAGGCCCGCATCCTCTCCGCCATCCAGCCCGACCCCGAGGCGCGCCAAGCCGATCCTTCCACCGCCGCCCGCGATGTGATGGCCGAGCGCGCACGCCAGATAAGCGCCGAGGGCTGGACGCCGGAGCATGATGATCAGCATGTGGACGGGGAAATGGCTCAAGCCTCAGGGTGTTATGCCTTGAACGCAGCAGGGTGGAAGACAGAAGCCCTACGAGGGTGTTGGCCTATCAAGTGGATGGCCGCGTGGTTCAAGCCAACCACTCCGCGCCGCGATCTGGTCAAGGCCGGAGCGCTGATCATCGCCGAGATCGAGCGGCAGGACCGCGCAACCACGCCCGCCGATCTGGCGGCGAAGATCGGGGGTGAGTGATGGATTGGAGAAAGGCACCAAGCCTGATCAGAGAATTGCGTATTGGATACATGATCCCGGAGCTGCGCAGTCTGGTTGCGAAGAATGTCGCAATGTGCCTTGTCCGCTGGGCATATGGGGCTTTCTGTGTGGCAATCATCGCTCCAATCGCAATTATCGGGCTTTTTGGAGCGGTAATGACTTCCGCTGGGGAATGGCTATTGAAAGTAGTTGACCCAATCTGGGGACCAAGCAGATGCCTTCGCAGGCACGAGGTTGCAAACCTAGGGGCTTCTCACGCAAGTATGCCGGTCGAGGAAATTCGCCGGATAGCTTACGGGGAAATTGTTTCTGCCATATGTCAGAAAGAGGATAAGGCATGACCGGGCCGGATCGCGCTTTTATCGCATGGCCGCACATCAATGGGGCGGGGCTGGCATTCAAAACCGACAATGGGCATCGGACCGAATACATCCGCCGCGACCCCGCCGTCCTTGCCGCGCTGCCCGAGGTGCAGGCGCTGATTGCGGCGGCGTATGAGGTGGCGGCTACATGCACTGAATGGACAGCATGGGGCCAACGGCACAACCTGACGGAAGCAAGTCGTCGGGCCATCCGCGCCCTGACCCCCGCCGACGCCACCGCCGCCCTTGCCCGGATCGTGCGGGAGGCCGAGGCGCGTGGCATGGAACGGGCGGCAGATCGTGCCCGCGTCTACGCCAGCAACTACGAACAATCTAGCGACGGTCGGAACACGTTCATTCTGCTTGCCGAGTGGGCCGATGCCGAAGCCGCCGCCATCCTCGCCCGCGCCGAGCAGATTGAGAGGGACGGGAAATGAACGGCAAAACCATAACGACAATGCTCGACACGACTACCGCAGAAGTCGTGGAGATTTATGCGGGCCACACGCGCGACCAGATAATCCTGATCAGAGAGGCCGTCCATTCGCTGCGCACCGAAGCCGCCAGTGAAATCAAGGTGACGGTGCAGCACAAGGACTTCACGCTCACTGTTGAGGCCAGAAAATGACCATCCCCGGCTATGACGCATGGCGGCTGCAAGGCCCGCCGGAAGAGCCTGAGCCTGTCATGGAAATCTGCGTGGCATGTAGCGGACAAGGTTACCAAGAAGATCGCAGCGGGATATTTCGCTGCCCGGAATGCGGCGGAGAAGGCGAAGTCGAAGCCGATCCGGAAGAACCGGACGGCGATTATGAATATGAGCGGCGGCGGGATGCCGTCATGGATAGGGGGTGAGTGATGAAAGGCTCATACGACAGACCAATGCACAGACTGACGCCGCAAGAACATGCGGCGATGGGATGGGCGCACGGGCAATACAAAGGCGGATACTGTCTCGCGCTGATGTCTAATGACACCCCAGAAACGGTCGAGGCGTTCAAGGTGGAAGCCGCCGAACGCGGGTCGGAATATGTAGCGCTATGGTCGCTGCCCGAGTATGTGCTTTGACCGCTATTGACGCCAGCTAACCCCCACAGCCCGCGTCAATACCCTTCACCAGCAGCCTTGCGCTTTTCCGGTCTCATTGTGCCCGATCACGCCGCGAAGCATTTGCGGATCATTTTGCGCCAGCCATTCCACCGAAGAACCCGCGCCCGTGATCTTGCGCCAGCCCGCGCACTCATTCGGCACCTTCGCCACGCACGACGCCAGCACGGCGGGCGCGGTCAACAAGATCAGTGTCTTCCTGAATTTCAGCATCGCGCGTTCCTCTTTCCCGTTCCAGCTTGGCCATTCGCTCCGCCGCTTCAAGCGCCGTCTCCATGCGCGCCTCTTGCTTACCCGCCCGCTTGCGCGCGACACCGAAGCCCAGCACGGCAAGCCCGGCGATGATCCACGGCACGAACTGCGCAAGCGCCGAAAGGATAGGCCCCCAGAAGTCAATCACCGCGCCGCCCTCCACGCCCGAAACTGGCGCCACTTGGCAGCAAGCCAACCGCTTTCGGCAATGCCGATCAGACCTGCCCCCACGGCTTGCACGAATGCGGGGTCTTGGAACGTCGCGGCATATTCATCGGGCAGGCCTACCGCAGCGAGATAGATGCCCGCCCATCGCAGGGCTTGGCGGATTAGTTCAAAGGTCAGTTGCGAACTCATTTCTTGCCCCCGAAAAAGCTTGCGACGATTGCGATGATTGCGGCCCAGAAGCCGGGATACTCGCCAGCCGGTGCAGGCTTGACGACAGTATCAGGCGCGGGACTGACGGCAACGGGCTTTGGCGTTAGCGCGTCATCTGCCAATGCCTCACGCCTCACAGCCTCGACCCGTGCCGTCCACCCGCGCCCGAAGTCCGGCCAAGTTGGCAGGCCCCGCAGGAACCTCATTCGGCTGTCGCAAAGCGCGTTGATCAGAGCGGGCGCCGATGTGCCAGCAAGTGCGGCAATTGTCTTCGGCCCGATATGCCCGTCAGTCTCCACGCCCAAAATGCGCTGCAAATGCTGCGCCGCTCTGCCCGGCCCGCTGTTTACGGCAAAGTCTGCCATGGCGTAATCAAGCCCGACCGGCAGCAGGTCAGCCTGCACCGCGTCCGCATAGAACCGCTTGAAGACCGCCACCGCGTCCGCTTCGGTCAGCAAGCGCAGATCGGCAATGTCACTATCTCCGTCGCCGTCCTTGTCGATGCCAAGCTTGCGCAATGTGCCAATGGTTACGCCGCGATTGGTGGCGCCACCCGGATCGCGCGGATGGTTCACAAACCCGCCTTCATGATTCAGGATTCGGGGAATATAGATTGCGGCCCGGTTCATTCGACAGTCACCTCGACGGTTACAGGATCAAGCGCGGGATCGCGCGGCGTCCATGTGGTTTCGATCACCGTGCGGCCTTCCGGCAAGATCGGGCAATGACCCCACGTCCACCAGTCCAGATCAACCGGATGCGGCATGACGGCTTCGGCGCGGTATAGGATCGTCGGCCCATCCGCGATGCAGACTTGCTGCATCCCGCGCGGTGTGGGCTGCATGACCCGCACAGATGCTGTCATGTAGATGGCGCGGTGGATAATCCTATCAACCCAGATTGCGGCATCGTCGCCGTTGCGTTCCGTCCGAATTTCCGCGACCTCGAAGAAGTCAGCAGTCACGGGCGGCGGTGCCAGCTTGACCACGCTGTCAGTGACAAGGCCGACAACGCCGATAGAGACTGCCAGCCCATAGATTGCGTCCATTGTCGCGCTCATGGCACACCCCCGCCGATGGTCAGCAGGCCGAGTATCTTGTTGCCGACATAGGCCAGGATCAGGACAACGGCGCCCCATATGCGGGTATCAAGGGATGCGATACGTTGCTCCACGACTTTCAGCCTTTCGTCCATTCGGCCTTGCAGCACTTCAAGTTCATTGTCCTTTTCGGCCATCACGCCCCCGCCACGCAGTTACGGCGCAGGCCAGCGATACGGGGCCAACCCAACCCCCGGCGCCAAAGACGAGGATGGTCCCGCCCGCGCCCGCGAGAATAGCAGCGGCGGCGAAGAATGTCATCAGCGCTGCAATCATGCCTGCACCGATGGCGGCGATGATCGGGCGCCCTGTCGCAAACCCGAAAAGCGCGATGGCGGAGATTGACAGTTGCATCCCGACCCATACAAGCGCCGGGATGGCCCAGACAAGTTCACCGTAGATTTCCGGCGTGACAGGCGATCCGCCTTTGACCACAACCGCGCCGAAGCCGAGAGGCACGGCCATTGATCCGGCGAAGAAGACTGCCATTGCAGGCCGGTATCTGTCAAATGCCATCACCGCCTTGCCCTCACTCCCCGCCACAGGATAGCCCCTGCGGCTAATAATGCCCCCGCCAGCCATCCCCCGGCATGTGACCACGCCGCATAGCCCACAGCGGCTCCCAGCGTGACGGCTGACCAATCAACCGCAGCGTCTGCCACCCCCGCGCCAAGACGCTGCACAGCGCCTTCCCATAGCGCCCCATAGGCCACGCTGGCAATGATCGCCACCCATGCCCCTTGGCGCCACAGGACAAGCGATAGAGCGGCGGCAATGACCGCCACCAGCGCCACGCCTAGGGCCATATGGGCCAGATAGACCGCCGCCCATTCGATTTGCGCGTCAAGGGATTGCGCACCGATGGCGTATCGGCGCGCTTGATTTCCTCCTGCGCTGCCTCCTTGATCGTGCGCAGGGCTTTCTGGATCGTGTCGATGTTTTCGCGTTCAGTCATTGGTTTTCCTTTCCCATTAGTAGAACGTGCGGTAAACCAGCGCCTTAATCTGCGCGCCTACAATATCAATGGGGGAGCCTGTCCAGTTGTGGAAGCAAAACTGGACTGTATTCGCAGCGCTAACCCGCGCCCAAGCGATTGCAATCCCGTCTGGCAATGCGCTGGCAGTCATGGGCACCACGTAGTCACCCACCGCAGCACCCGTCACCGTGATCGTGGTCAGAAAGCGCCCGTTGGCGGGGACCGAGGACGTGCCCAGCGTTGTGTACGATGGCGACCTGAATCCGCTCGGGATTTCAGCAGTCACCCCATTATCCGCGCCCTCGTATTGCAGGATGCCCGCCGTGTTGGTGATGCGCCCGATTTCCGCGCCCGTATTGGACGCGAACATAACCCCCCGGTCGGACAGGCCAACGGACCACAGCCCCGGCTGTGCCTCCGGGTCGATAGCCGCAGGATACGCAGCAAACACCGCACGAGTTGATGTCGTAGCACGTTTCTGACGCCCCCGGAAAATCGGGTAGTCGGTCACCGTGTTGATGGTGCGGGCCAGATAATCAAAGCTGTCTTCACCATTGTTCTGAGCCTGACCAACCTGAATGTAATCCAGCAACACGGATGGCGGCGAGAAACGGGTTTCAATCCGGTTATTGAGGCAAAGACTAGTGGTCCCGTCAAAACGACACCGACCTTGCAAGTAGGTCACGACAGACGTTCCAGACGAGCCGAACGTTACTGCCGCGCCGCTGCGCGATTGCGATACTTTGAACGTATCGGCGTTAGGTGTGGCCACGACCCAATACGGGGTCACATCAAACATACCGGTCGGCAGAACACTGGCCGAGAACATCAGCATGTCACCCACTACAAACCCGTGACCCACTCGCGTAATCGTATCACCAGACACAGTAACGGCGCGACTTGCAGCGCCAGTTTCATAGTAAACGCTTTTCCAGACGTTACCATAAGCGCCCTTCGCGTCGATGATGTATTCAGCGCCGTCACCTTCATATGCAGGGGCGATGAAGATGTTGCCGACAACCGCTGTTGACGTCAGACCGTCGATATAAACGTGCGACTGCCCCGCAACGCGCGAACCTCCAAGACGCATATTACCACCGTGGATGGTGTTGGCATTGAACCAACCACCGCTCCCCGGAACGATATGCAACAGGTGGTTGCCGTAATTTAACTGACCAATATAGAGGTCGCAGTAAACCGTCCCATCGCCAATCCCACCGAAGTGCAAATTGTAATCAAAGTAGCTGACCCGGCCATAGGTGATCCGGCACTTATTGCAATTGACCGTGCGGATACCGACCGACCCGGTGACGATACCGGACCCTGTGGGTTTGTATACGTCCGGCGTCTCAATCTTTGCACCCGCCAGATTGTAGGTGGGACGATCATCACCCAACCGCATGACCTCGCCCGCATACGCTGCCGGGACGATAAACCGCGCACCCGCCGCCCGTAGATGGCAGTTTACCGGGAGGGTCGCAACAATGGAGGTTAGTGTGTAAGACAGTGGGGGGATAACAACTGTTGCCCCGGCATGGAGGATCGTCGCGGCCAGCCCAATTACCCGCTTGGCGTTGGCCATAACCAGCGCCGCCCGGATGGCTATGGTATCGTCCGCAACCCCATCACCAGCCGCCCCCCACGCCCGCACGTCATAGCCGTCAGCCCCCGGCATAACGTCGAAATCGAGAACCGCCACCACAGTTGATGCTGGCCCAATCATGCCGCCCGTCACGACACGCCGATACCATGCCCCCAAACTGCGCACCTGCACATACTGCCCGACCGCAACATCAACAGACGTCAGCGCCACCAGTTGCGCGAAGGTATCCACGCGCGGCCCGGCATAAAGCGCGGCCTGCGCGGCGGCGGTTGCGGTGGCAAACTCAGTCGTCGCAACCTGCGTCGTATTCGTGCCCTGCGCCGCAGTCGGTGCGGTCGGTGTTCCGGTCAAGGCCGGGCTTCCTGCGAAGACAGCCGCCCCCGTGCCTGTTTCGTCAGTCAGAGCCGCCCGCAATTGCGCCGATGTGGCGACAAGCGTGTTGCTGGCAAGATTGATCGTCTTGTTCGTGAGCGTCTGCGTCCCGGTGAGCGTGACCATTTCAGGTTGGCTCTCATAGGACGGATGCACAAACAAGGTGCCGCTGGAATGGGAATGCACGACAAACGCCACCACCACCACCGCATTCGGATGCGCGGGCCGCGTTGCCGTCATGCCACCAGGAACGGCGGGGTTTGCGTAAAGCACCGCACCATCAGAGAAAGCCGTGGTGTTGATTTGGCGAACCTTGCCGAAATTGGTTACAAGCCCATCGGCGCCATTCGCAATGTCTTCTGTGGTAATGCCGAGAATGCGATGCCCGTCAACAGAACCATCCGCAACAGCCTTTGCAATTGTCAGTCGCCCGGAATTGCCAATCGTTCCAACCTGCATAACGACAGTGCCATTCGCAATCAAAGCGCCGGAATTGTTCCGCACCCTGATATGGCTTTCCTGCCCGATTTGCAGGACGGTATCCCCGCCATTCAGGCCGAGCGATAGCGTCTTTTCGTCTGCATCCCAAGTCAGGACGCCTTCTTCCGGCGCGGCATCGTAATTGGTCCGACTGAAAATAACCCGCTTGACCTCGGATAGGTATTCATCCCGCGTGATGTTCCGGTTTGTCGAAGTCGAAACGTCAACAACCGGAATTACATCATCGGCGGCAATATTGGCGCCGGTAATCGGCGTCATTGCGGAGATTTTCAGATCATCAGGCATCGGTCGCCCCTTATGGATTTGTCAGACTTTAGCAGGCCGGGGAACAAAAAGCTATTGCACCCAAACCTCAATTTGACCGCGCGCGCCATTGGCGCCGTTAACGCCAAAACCACCGCCACCACCGCCACCCGGCGCCTGTCCTGCGCTCGGAACCGGGCTTGCGTCACCACCTGCCCCGCCATTGCCGCCGAAGCTGGAAACGCCGCCGCTTGTCGCAGCCGTATTCCCACCGCCGCCGCCACCTCCGCCCCATATAGCATTGCCGCCGTTAAAGCCGCCAGCGCCGCCAGCGCTGCCGCCGAAGCTGCCGAAGCCGCCTGCACCGCCGATGGCAGTGCCGCCACCGCCGCCGTAGCCCGTCAGCAGCGCCCCGAATGTGGAGTTGCCGCCTGCCGTGCCGTTGCCGTTGCTGCCCGTGCGTCCGGCCCCCGCCGTGCCAATCGTGACCGTGACGCTTGACGGCAGATCAGCCATGCGGAAGGTGTATTCAATATATCCGCCGCCGCCGCCGCCCGCTGCATCCTCCAGCGTAGAATTTCGCGCCCCGCCGCCGCCAGCGCCCCAAGCCCGCACCAATACAGGATGATCGTCCGCATAGCCGCTTGGCTTGGTCCAAGTGCCAGACGAGGTGAATACATCCTTGACCGGGCCACCAGCGCCAACGCCAGCCGCAGCACTCAGCACCCGATAAGAGCCGCCGATATACTCGATCAAGTCACGCCGCCCCGATGCAAGCGCACCAGTCGTCAATGCCGTTCCAGTGGCGTCCAATACCGCCACCGCAGCACCGCCGTTCAAGGCCAGCGTTACCGCCCCGGTATTTGCAGCGCCCCAAGTGATGGTAAATTTCATTCCGTCCGCAAGGCCAGACGCCAAGACCGGATCAAGCGAAGCCGTGACTACATCGCCCGTGCCACCAACGCCAGTAAGCGGCAAGACCGAAGCCCCGTAAAGCGTTGCCAGATGGCGCGCGTATTGATCGCCAAACCCCTCTGGCACAAGCCCGGTATTGCGCCACGGCACCCCGACCGAAGACCCGTTGAACGTTGTCCGAGTTGCCATCTTATGCGCTCCACAGTTCCGGCGCTTCATCAACAAAGGTGATGGTCGCCTCAAAGTTAGGTTTCGGCCTTACGCTTGCCACGATAAGCCGCAGATACTCTGCCCCCATCGGGCCAACTCCGACAAGCCCGCCCTCGTATATTCCGACAGGCGAGAGCGGAGGGCTAAACTCAATTCGCGGCCCCAATGCCCCCGCAATCTGGTGCGTTGTGACCGTCGCTTCCCGGCGAATGACAACCCCTGACTTGACGCCGAATAGCGATAAATCATCTTCGTCGTCCATCGCGGCCAAGTCGTCAAGGAAGTTGTAATCCGCCACAGGAACTGGCGTATCCAGCACCAGCGCCACCACATCGCCTGATGTATCCGTTTCAATTGACACGATCCGCGCCGACCCCGCCCATTCCGTCAGAATGTCATGCTGCACCGCAACAAGATCTCCTTGCCGCGTCAAAACTACTTCCGCCGAAACATCGCAGGAATAAAACGTATTCCGCAACCGCGCCTGTGCCTGATCATAGATCGCCCGCGCCCGTGCGTTGGCCTCGTCAACAATGCCCTCATAGGTCACTTGCTCGACATTGCCGCTGTCATTCGACACGCCATCCCGAAAGACGCTGATTTGGTGCATTTCATAGTCGCGGCTGGCATCGCGGAAGTTCACCCGCAACCCATCCGGCAATAGAGCAAAGCCCTTTGTCCATTGGAAATTAGCCATATTGCGCGGCGTGAATACCTGCAAAGGCGCATCGGCGCTGCGGTCCTTATCCCGCACAACGCCCCACACATCGCTCATATATGGCCGCGCATAGCCGCAGCTTGCCACAATCCGCGCGGCGTCATCCAGCGATTGGTCCTCAATCAAGGCATTGCAGGTATAGCCCAGATCAATGCAAGCCTGCCGCCAATCCACAAGCCCGTCTTCGTCTATCAGGTCCAGAGGCACGGGGTTTTCGTTCTCCATGCCCGTCAGAATATCGCGCAAGTGCGGCGCTGGATTGTCAGTCACAACCCAATCTTCCCATCCCGTGCCGTTCCAATCCTTGACCCAACCGCCCGCCACGCAAGACACGGCATCAACCGCCCGATTGCGCGCCCTGATCGCCACAACAGCCAAATCCTGCGAAGGCAGCGGGTTTTCATCCCATACGCTCACAGACCGCAGAATGTAGAGGCTATCCATCACGCCGTCACGGGATAGCGCAATCTGCCCCGGCAAGCCCTGATAGCCCCAGAAGTCCCACACATCGCCGTCATAGGTGTATGCGCTTGCGTTGTAGCCAGACGCCAAGAATGCAGACCCGCGCTGCGCCTCGACCTCATATCGCCCTTTCGGAAATGTCGCGGTATCCAGAAAGATCGAAGCCGTATAGCGGTCAAGCGAGATATGCGAAACGCCAGTCGTGCCAAGGTTTGACGCGGAAACCCAATCATCCCCGGCCCCGACGAAATAGGCATCCGCAGCCCAGCCCGAAGTGACAGGCGCAACAGTCTGACCCGGCGATGCAACCCGCGCCTCAACCCATCCCTCAGCCCCCGCAGCTTCCGGCGTCGTTGCGGAATCATCGGTCCAGACAAGCCGGATTGTCGTGCGCAACTGACGGATATTCGCGGCTTGGAAGTGCAGTTCCGGCAGGTTTACCCAAGTGCCAGAACCGACAGCCCGAAGCCGCAATCGCACCGGAACCCTGATACGGTTTGTTTCGCTGGCGTTCCGATGCAGGCCCTGCGCAAAAATCAGTTGCAACTGATGCTCGTCAGGCGCGGTCTTTGTTGCCACAACCTGCACCTGCGGCAAGGCCGATGCAATGTCACCCGTCCGGGTATCCAGCGTCCTGCCATCATCGGCGCTAACCACATGGCCGCGCAATTCGGCCTGCAATGCATCGGTGCGCGCTTGGCGGCGCAGAAGCGTCACCAGCGGCGAGCCGATCCAGCCTTCCCGCGTTTCATATTCAATGTCCGCAACGCCAGCGATAGCCGCCGCGCCAAGCCTAATGTCGGTAATCTGGTGCGGGCCGTTCAAAACATAGGCGGCTTCCACAAGTTCATCCGGCCCATCGAAATAGGTGAAAGGCTCCATAGCCATCGGCGGATAAACCTTGCGCTGCCCGATTACGCGCGGGATAGGCGCGTTGACTTGCAGCACGTTCCCCGTTGCAGATGCAGCGCCGGGATTTTGGAGATTGGCTGATGTGTCAACAGTTGGCGGCGCCACAAGGGCCGACATAAGCAGCGATGCCCCAAGCGATACAGCACCCGCCAAGGCCAAGGCCGACACAGACCGCGCCGCGAACCAGCCGCCTTGCGTTGCCAGCCCGCCGCCCGCGATAAAGCCCGTCGCCACCGTGATCGCAATGCTGGCAACGATGCTCAGGATATTCTTGGCGCCATCTTCGCCCCCGCGCGGGGGCATGTGGAACGTCACTTCCGTTACGCTGGCCTTGGGCTTGATCGCACCCCACAACGCGCGCGGCGCCTCAACACCGTTAACGCAGATCACGCCATGGTCGTCAAAGCCTTCCGGCAGGCCCGGCATAGATCGCCGCAGCCCGAGAAGCGATAGCCCATCCGGCAGGCGCGCAAAACGCGGTGCCCCGAGGCTAAACGGCTCACGGTATACGGCGAGTGTGGTCACGCCAGCCTCCTATACCCGACGATCCGGCCCGCAATGCTATGATGCCGGATTGGCACGACAACCGCAGCCGATGCCGCCTCTACATGCAGCACCCGCGCATTATCCACCATAACCCCCACATGCACAACAGCCGCGCCACCTCGCCCAGACCGCATCAAGGCCACGTCAAGAGCCTGCGGAACCGACACAGCCCGCCACCCATCATCCTTGGCCGCAGCCATAGCCCGCGCAACCCGGATCAAGTCCTTGGCGCTAATCTCGCCATAGGCAGGCAGGTCAACACCCACCCTGTCAGCATAGACGCGCCGAACAAGCCCCCAGCACGTCAACTGCCCCGGCCCGTCACCAAACGGCAGGCCCACATATGGCGCGAACCAATCCATCACCGGAACAACGCAGGGCATCGGCTTTGCGTGGCCCGCCGCCCAGGCCATGGCTCTTGGCTGTAATCCCGAAGCATCAGCGTTCCTGTCACCTCGACAGCGTTAACGGTAACATCAATCAATTCGAAATGCCGAAAGCCATAGACAACCGACGATGTTCCAACCTCTGCCCGTGGCGTCACGCTCAGGTCAAAATCCGCCGTTGAACGGACTTCCAGCATAACCCGCGCCCGATCCGGCACCGTGCGGATAGCCTCACCAATCCGCCGATCAACGTTCTGCACCCGCACCTGCGTCATCGGCGCGGTTTCGTCGTCATTCAGAAGCTGAAACTCAAACGGACACCCAAGGAATACCTGCCCGTCAACCTCGAAATCAAGCGGATCGCTCACCACCCGAATAGGCGTGGCAAGATTGCGGTGAGTGATGGTCATAAATGCCAGTAACGCATGAGGGCTGGCCTGCGATTGCAGGTCCAATGCCAGCGCGGACGGAATATCACGGCTCATGTTGGCGGCACCGGGTCAGGCATAAGCATGATCGAAAACGACACGCCAATCCGGCGCGCGGTTGATCCAACCGGAATGCGCCCGATCTTGCGCACCTGATACGGCGGCTCGGCCTTCATGATCTTCCAGACACCTTCCGTCCCCGTGATCGGGTGTGCGAAAATGAACGAGTTGACCCCATAGGCCAGCGTCCCGGCATACCATGCCTCAAACGCCTCAAACTGCGTCACGGATAGCGGCGTCAACTCCACGCTGTAGACCGACGAAGCCCAAGACGCGATAGGCCGCTCAATCGGCGGCGCCTTGCTGTCAGTCTCAAAGCTGTATCGCGTATCCCGCAATCCGCCCTGCGGCGATAGCGGCATGATGCACTGTGGCACCCCGGCAGGCCATGTTACAATGGTCATCGCGTCACCTTCTGCGGCTTCTGGCCATAGACGCCGTTCATCGGGCCGTTAAATTTCCCCCGCGCCATGTCTTCCTTGACCCACATTGTTACCATGTCGCGCCCGTTTGGCCCGCGCGTGGTTTGCGTCTCAATCGCAGGCGCCCCGGCCCCGCGCTGATCAATCACGGTCACGCTAGAGCCGCCGCCGTAGCTTCCGGCAATGCCCATGGTCGGCACGTTCACCGCGCCGCCACCAGCATAGCCCCGAAGGCCAAGCCGCATGGCCTCGACCGCAGCAACGCCGCCGTTGCGGGCAACGTCAGACTGCGAAAACACCACTTCGCCCTTATGGACAACGCCCGCCGCTTGATTGACACCGCCCGGCCCTGTGTATCCGCCCTGCGAATAGCCCAGCGGCACAATGCCACCCGCACCGAAGATGGACGGGAAAGATTTGGCAAGCTGCATGTATAGCATGATTTCCAGCAGGCGCTTGCCAAGCTCTTCCAGCGCCTTCGCCGGATCATCGAACGCGCCTTCGAACGCCGATTTAAGGGCGTTGCTCACGTCCTGCGCCACGGGTTGCAGGCTTTCCAGCCGCTTGCGCGCCGCGTTGGCCTGTTCCTCGGTAATCAGGAAGTCGCCCGTCTTGGCATCCCGCGTCGTGGCAAGCTGATCAATCAGCGCAAGCGCCTCTTGGTATTGCTGCAACGGCGTCTGGATGGCTTCCAGAAGCGATTTCCGTTCGCTCAAAAGTTCGTTGTAGGACTTCTGGGCTTCTTTGGCCCCATCGCTGCCCTTCTTTTCCGCCAGTCGCGCCGCCTCACGGTCTGCATCATTCAATGCCTGCGTCTGTTCCGCCAGAGTTGCCGCCGCCTTGGCGTTCTCGACGTATTCGCGGCGCTGTTCCTGCAAGACCTGACGATGATCGTTCGGCACAGCACCAAGGTTGCCCACATCGGCATCAAACCGCGCCCCGGCCAAAGCCCCGGCCCGTCCGACAGGATCGGTGCGGAATTGCGCATTGATCCGCGCGGTCTGCAAATCACCCACCCCGGCATT